GATCCTGCGTAAAACGCCTGAAGATCCGCGCTGGAAGAATCGTATCCAAGTAAGGCGGTTGTTGTCTCTGGTAGAATTGTATTAAGAGCTGAACCGTTCCATCCGTTGTTTGTAAAGTCACAGTTTTCGATCTCAACCTTCGCGGTCTTTTTAGTAAGAATCCCGTATCCTCCCGCGTTGCTGAATCGTAAATTGCGGAAAGCGTACTCCTTGGAGTTATCCGTTCCGGTTACTTCCAAAACGTTTCCGTTGCTTGCGTCATAAGAAGCATACTGAATGGCTGAACCATCAGAGCCTACAAATGTCAAAGACTTATCGGCGGGAAGTACCACAGAGGATGTTATGTTAAATACGCCGTCCAAAAAGATTGTGTCACCGTCGTTAGCCGATGCAACCGCTGTAACAACATCACCAAAGGGATAAAGAGCTGAGCCATCCGAAACGTTTCCGGTGTATCCCGCTTTCACCATCACATCGTAAACACGAAGTCCGGAGCTGTTAATGTCATTTTGAGTTACTGAGTCAGCAGCAATGTGATCATAGTCCGTTCCATTGAAGACCATAACGTCTCCAACTGCCTTGCCGTTTCCTGGTGTAGCCACTCTGTAGAAATCCCCGAGCACATCAGAACCGGTTGGTAATGACGGGGCGTCGGTGTCAGCGTTGTAAGTTCCTTTGTAAATCGAGCCTGTGCTCAAAGCATTTACGTCGTCCTTAGTAGCTATTTCTTTGTCTTCAAAGAGACGGTGAAGAACGTTTGTTTGGTATCGTGTGTTGACATCGTCACCTTCGCAGACAAGTAAAAGACCTTGTCTTGTTTCTTGGTTTCCTACCGTTTCGACCTTTGTGATCGACGCGTGGTTGGTAGACCCAGCTTCAATGTCAAGCGGGTGAGTAAAGAACCATGTTAAATCCTCGTTAACCGATAAACCCGAGTGATCAAGATGCTGTTGGTAAACCAAAGTGCCATCAACGCTCAGTTCGTAAAGAAGCCGTTGATTAGCAGGAACCGCCTCAGCGACTCTTGTTGTAATTCCCACACCGGAGATATTAAAAGGAAAGAAGTTGTCCCCATCATAAGCAATAGCTGTGTCATTAACGGGTGTTCCACCAAGTCCTACGGTACTAAAGTCACCAAATAGTCGGGTGGACGGATTAACCAGACCAGCTCCTGCCGCCTGGTTCTCAGGAAGAGATTGGTCAAGCATTCTTCCGAACACCGGAAAGTCACTCGTTTCTCGCGTGAGGTCGTCAAAGTAAACGTTTGCTGCACCCGAACTCATGCGGTGTTGACCACCTAAGTGAAGAGAAGAAAGTGTTGTCTCAATCGCCTTAACAGCTTTTAGTCTGTCAGTGGTTGGATTGTACTCAAAGTATTCCCCGATGGTAGGACGAGCAAACTCGTTGTTAAGATAAGAAAGTATTTGATCCCTGTCGTAGGAGTAAGGTGCATCTACGAGATTTTCACCCGCTTCGTTTTGAACGCGAGTGATCTTTAAACGTTTAAAGAAAACGCGGTGCTCTGTTGTACTTCCGGACTTAAAGAGAACAGTAGATTTAACAATAACCCTGTTGGTCTGTGTTGGGTGAGCGATGGCTTCAATAGAGCCGATGTCCTTTTGTCCCAGCTTCGCACCGTCAAAGGAGACCTTTCCGGTGGATAAATTCGAGTAGATTTTTACTTGGCCCATTTTTTTAAAAGATAGAGAGTGTTAGGTTGTCTAGGGTTACTGTGCCAGCAACGTCGGAGCGAACCTGAAATCGGAAAGATCCGGCGTCACCAACGCCGTGTGTGGTGATGTCTTCGTTTATAATAAATTTAATAACAGGAGATTGGGCGTAGTCAACATCAGCTCCTGACTCCATGGCTGCGGAGGTTGCCTCGATGAAGAACTCAGAGGGAGGTGAATCACCTGAAACCGAGTTCTTAGTAAAACATAAACGGGAGTCAAGTCTTCCACCGTCTTCGTCGGGATCAAATCTAAATACCGCTTGGAAAGAACAGGAAGAGGTTAGTGTTAATCCCTCTAAGTCAAATACAATGGGATCAACCGTTGTTCCTGCGCCTGTGTGACCTGCGGCTGCAGCGGATTTCATGTTTGAGATTCTGTGATCATAAAGACCGCTTGAATCAACAGTAAAGTTAAGATCCTGGTAAACGTCTGTGTCAGCAGTAACGATTTCTGTCGTGGTTCCGGATCCTCCATAGTATGCGGAACTCAGCAAAGCGTAATGACCCTGAGACGTTTGGGGGAGACTAAGCGCATCAGCAACCTGATCGAAAGTTCCCGTGATGGGGTTAATTGCGTATTTTGGCATGGCTTTTTATTACTCCTTTAAGCGATTCTTTCAGAAGTGGTAATGTTACCGCTTCCATCGTAGGTGTATCGGATGTGACCGACGAGAGTACCGCTGGCCTGTTGGCCGCCAAGGTAATAATAGATGTCAGTGACGTTGCCGCTGCCATCGTAAGTATAGGTCACATAGTCGTGTGGACCCACACCCATTCCGGTGAATTTAGAGTTGTTTTTCCTCTGTGGATAGTTGTAGTAAGCCATAACTTAAAGTATTTATACAAAAACACAGCTCTGTACGGCGACTTTATGATAGAAATTACACCTATATTTACTAAAGAGCAGATCGGGTAATATCATCCAGGGACCAGGTTTGTTCCCTGTCACTCCACCAATGCGTTGTGGTTGGAGTGGTGATTAAAAAGCTGTCCTGAGCGGTGGCAGCCTTTATTTTGAATCCTAAAGCCTTTGCGGCTTCAAGGATTTCCTCGTTTGAACGTGCGAATTTAGGATAATTAACAAGCTCTACGCATGCTCCAGTTTCCTCGCCACCTGAGTAGATGAATGAGGTTTTTGAAACGTTTACACAGCACGGATTTGCCTTGACCCAGTGCCGGCATGTTTGCTTGATCTTAGCAAGTGGACCACTGATGTAAATGCGAGCCCAGTAAGTCTTTGCCGAAAGATGTCTTTTAAATTGATCCATGGTCTATTTTAAGATCTGTCTAAGCTCTGCAATACACCACAGTCAATGTGCTGATGTTCCAGACAATTGATCCTTTGATCGTGAAGATCGATGAATTTTATGACACCCAAAATGATAAGGATTAGCACCAACTGTGCTGCAAGAACCGTTAGAAGCACAGGATTCGATTTCATGAATCTTCTACTTTAGCAAAAATCGCAAATACAATCGCGGCTATAAACAATGCTATTAGTGCAAATCCCATTTACTTCTTTTCGGTTTCAGCTTCACCCTTTTCAGCCTGAGCCTTTTTCATCTCAAGAAGTGATTCGTAAGCAGAGGAAAGGTCTTTACGATTACGAGAGGAAAGATCCGACACCTTTTCCTGAATACGCTTGTACTCGGATTCGATGGGAAGTACCCAAGGCTCGCTTGCTTCAGGAATATCATTTCCTGTTTCAAGCATGATGGTGAGAGCAAGACGCTCTTTGAACTTATAGTTGAGGTTACTTGGTTTCATAATTAAACAGATTTCTTTTTAGTGGTTGCTTTACGCTTTGTTCCGGTTCCGCGTCTGCTTTTACGAGCTTCAGCCTTTTGACTTTCTTTAAGAGCTTCTTCTTCCTTTTGACGAATAGCTTGACCCCGTGATTCCAGCCGCTCAACCACTGTGGCTGCGTCCATCCAGATGTCTTTGTCATCAACCAATTGGCTGATTTCTTCGGCAGTTAAAAAGTCTTGGTATTGAGAACGGAAAAGCTTTTCAGACCATTTTCTATCGTGTACCACATTCGAGTACATCTCTCCGCCTTTACCAATCATACCACCGCTGTAGTTGTGAAAAAGAAACGCGCTGTGATCGTTTACCACAAACTCGTCTCCCATCAGGAATATAAGAGTTGCTGCGCTCATGCATGCGCCGCTGACGTTCATAACAATGTGTGCATTACACTCACTGAGTACCTGAAGAAACTGAACAGTTGTAAAAAGATTACCTCCAGGACAGTTGATGTGGATGTTAATTAAATCGGTTTGTCTCGCGCTGCGAATCTTTTGAAACCAGTCGATGTAATCCGTAGCTTCACCGATGTTTCCGGTTAAATAAAAATCCATAATGGATCCATACTCAACGGCGAAGTTATTTCTTTTTCCGCCAGTAAAGAGTTCCTCGATACTGTTGGTCTTTGTGTGGTTGTCTTGTTCTTGCATGATTATAAGCTATCCTCGTTTTCTAACGATTCCTAAAAGCGGCTCCCAAATGAATCCGAATTTAAATCGTGTTCCTAATTTAAATTTTAGTTTGCCTGTTTGGCAATACCCGTTCCAGTTTTCTTTTAAGGCCGAAGAGTTAAAGTCTTTATCCGAACCTTTTCGTGTTACGTATGAGCTTCTAGACTCAGCAGATACCTGCCATCTGTCGCCCTTTGATCTCCAACATCCGCATGCAGTTCTTTGCATGTCTTCGGTGATTCGGATCCTCGGGCAAAGACTGCATCTGGGACATCTTTTCCATTCGACGTAATCGGTTGGAACCCAGTAGCTGTTACCTACGCTAATCCAGTTTTGAACAGGATAGCAAAGGTGAGCCTTGTTAAGCTTCATTAGTTGTGGTTTATCTTAGATGTTCTACCTGAGCCTTTATGGATCTTCTTTAAGAGATCGTTCCATCCACTGCCGGCTTTTCTAACGTTTGAAACCGGGCTAAGCTCTGAAAAGGCAGGAGCGGAAAGTCCACGCTTTTTCTTTCCGGTTTCACAGTGCGGACAGGGCTCACCAACAGGCGCGTCACGTTTGTCCATTGGGTGTCTTTCCTCCCAAGTCTCGTCACACGTATCACAGAAATAATTGTAGGTCATTTTATTTCTTAGGAGCTGGAGGAGGAAGAAGCGTAGGAAAGGCTTTGCGTACGGTGGATTCCGTAAGCGTTTTATAAAGACTTTTTAGCTTCTTTTCCTTGATTGCAATAACGATGTCTGCGTCTGCTCCATGCAAACACTCAAGCAATTTAATGTACTTAAGCTCCTTTTTAAAGCGTGGAAGAGGTGATTGCTTAACAAGATACTTGAGCTCGCTAACAAGCTTTTCGAAGTGTCGTCGCTGAGCTCCTGCCACGTCTTCGCTTTTGTTATAAGGAGGAGTTCCTTCTGGAAGATCAAAGACAACGTCTTCACGGTAGTTTACCTGAAGAACTGATTTGATCCCGAATGTTCCATTCTCTTGAAGAACTTTGACACGTTCGGCAACTGTTTTAGCTTTTTCGCAAAGCTCAAATACCTCGTGAGGTAGTTTAATACGGTTATTTTTCGGTGTAGGATTTACTTTCATATTGAAGATATGTTTGTTATACTTTATCTATGACTTAATAAAGAACTCCTCTGCGCAGGCAACCAATTGGCTGCATCGGCGAGAAATAAGGTAATTAAGAACTTTGCCGTTTGGCTTGACTTCTTTCTTTGTGTATTCTTCCCTAATGCGTGTTGTAACATCATCGGGGATTCGTGATAGGTCGATCATGGACCGGTTGCGACAGTAATTGCGGTATGTTTCTTCGTCAAGGATTTCATCCATACCTTTTGTACGTGAGGCTTCGTACCATTCCTCGATCTTCTTGGAACGAAGAGGTGTTTGCCTTGCATCTTCTGAAACAAAGACATCGTCTGCAGAAAGAATGTTTGGAACACCATCGCCACTGTCTCCGCGGATAATGTGTTCGAAGATATACTTGGTTGGATTAGGATCCTTGATAAGCTTCTTTGTGAGAGGACTAAACTGATTTACGTTGTCGTACTTTTGTAGTTGAATAAAGTCTTTGTCACCGGAGATGATCATGACCTTTTCGTGGTTACCAAACTCTTGAGTTGTTTCTACGAGTGTTGCAATAACATCATCTGCTTCTGCATTAGACACACTTAGAACAGGAAACGGAAGGTGTTCGTCGATCTCCGCTGTGATGGTATTGAGCCATCCAAAGATCTCTTTCCAGTCCATGTCTGAACTGTCCCGAGTCTTTTTGCGAGATGCTTTGTATTCCGGGTATGGGCCTTTGCGCCAGCTGCCAGCGTCACATGCAAGTATCATGCGGCCGAATTCGTCGCGATATTTGAGATTGTAGAGCCTGAGAGAATTCAGGATCATGTGACGAAGAAGGTCTTCTTGGAGGTTTGATTTGGGCTGTGAAAACACAGAGGCAATTGAAATTGCGGAGAAGTCTACGATAATCATTTGATATGGATTTTTTGTTAGACTACTATTCTACCATAATATTGCATGGATGTAAATCACTTTTTACTCTTTTTCAGGCTTTTTTAAGCCTTTTACGTGATTTCGGTGAATCCGGCACTGAATAATGCCGTTGTAGTAGTCGTCGCGGAGAAGAACCTCACGCTGAACTTGCTCGAGCATTTCGAGATATGAAAGCTCACCAAGCTTTTCACAAAGGTGTAGAATCTCGCGTTCGAAGATGTCACCACCGTGTTCTTCCACGAGGGCTTTGGTTTCTTCGCTGGAACCGTAGTATTCCTGCCAATCAGACTCCTTAAGAGAACGACGCTTGCGCTTCATGCCCTTGAGTGGTGGCTTGGTAACCTTAAACCAAAACTTCTTTTTTCCGACATATTTCATGCCGGTAAGTTTGTTTGTTAGCAAGTACACGTACCCAACATAATCCTCGATCATGTCAGTTGTAAATTCCTTGCCCTTGTAAGTCCACATGGCTTAGATTAAAGTTCTCCGTCGTAGGAGTTGTGCGTTCCACAAAATGGGCAATACTGGGGATAGATTTCTTTGTCGTAGTCGTCGTAGTCAATGTCGGTATCTTCTACCGCTTGGAAAGACGCTTCTTCATTATCATCCCACGTGACTTCGTAGGATGCGTTACAGTTGGGGCAGCGATGGTCGGTGATCATTTCTTTTTTTAGCTTTATATTATCTATAAGACTATTTTATCCCTCGCAAGATTTACAGTTATTAAGAGACCGAGCCAGTTCCTGAGCTGGGTTAGCACTGCGCTGGTAGTATAAACCTTTGATTCCCCACTCCCAAGCCTGGATCAGAAGTTCGTTTACTTCTTTTGGCTTTGCTTTGGGCGGTATCATGAGGTTAAGGCTTTGTCCTTGATCAAGAAACTTTTGACGTTGTGCCGCTTGAATAATAACCTCGCGTTGGGATATCTCACCAAATGTTTTAAACACATCTCTTTCTTCTTCGCTGAGCTCTGTGAGGTGTTGCACACTTCCACCGTGGGTAAGGATCTCGTGCCAAACCTCCTGAGTGTCCAAACCTTTTTCACGAAGAAGACCTTTTAGGTAAGGATTCTTAAATGTGAATTTACCCTTTGCGAGATCCTTTGTAAAGTAATTGGAATTAAGTGGTTCAATACTTGGAGATGTTTGTCCAAGAATAAACGAACTCGATGTTGTTGGGGCAATGGCAAGTGTGGTAACATTACGTCGTCCATACCCTTCGAGCAGTGAAGGCTCACCATACCTCGTTGCGAGTTCCTCTGAAGCAGCGTCAGTGCGAATACGGATTGTACTCCATATTTGATTGTTGTGCATTTGAGCCTGAAGACCTTCAAAGGGAATCATCTTGCTTTGCAGATATGAATGCCATCCGAGGACACCGATACCAAGCGCACGCTGTGAAATAGCAAAGTTACGAGGTGCATCCATGTGTGGTATACCTTCTGTTTTGCTAATGAATTCGGTCATAACAGCGTCCAAGAAATAGGTCAGCGTTTCAACCGCATCAGTTACTTGGATGTCGTCCCAGCGTTCAAGGTTAAGAGAAGAAAGGTTACAAACAAAGCTTTCGTCTCGCTCTGAAGAAAGCATGATCTCATTACAGAGGTTAGAAGCCCAAATCGTTTTACCTTTGTCTTTGTAAACCTGAGGAGCCGCGTTGTTGGCGTTGTCAGAGAACATCAAGTAAGGATACCCGCTTTCAAAACGCTTTTTAATAACCAATCCCCAGATGCGGCGCTTTTCTTTGTCCCCATCAACCATAGCCCGCATCCAGTCGTCTGAAACGGTTACACCGATACTCATTTCTTGGATTTCGTGACCTTCGCCGCGGATCTTTAGAAACTCTTCAATGTCTGCGTGATCGATTGGCAGGTAAGCCGCGAAAGAACCACGACGTACGTTGCCCTGAGATACGACACTCATAAGCTTGTCATAAAGCTCCATAAAGTGAACTGCACCCGTGCTTGTTCCACCCGTGCTAATTGGAGCTCCACGTCCACGTAATGCACCGAAGTAAGCGGATGTTCCACCACCATACTTTGTCATCATAGACACCTCGGAAAGCTTGCTTCCAGCGATTTCTTCAAGTGTGTCGTCAATGAATGATCCAAAGCAAGAAATAGGAAGACCACGCTCTCGTCCGAAGTTACTCCAGATGGGGCTGGAAAGGGAGTAAAACCCACACGCAAGGTATTCCTCAAACTTATCTGCGAATCCCTTTATACCGAGGATCTTCTCCGCGTGACCAGCGATGTCTTTGCAGCGTTGCTCAGGGCTTTCTCCTTCAAGCAGGTATCCGCGTTCTAAGAACTTCCTTGAGTCCTTGTTCAGCCAGTAGTATTCTTTCTTGATCATCTTGGTTGTATATACCCGCACATTAAAAGAGGTCGTCTTCGTCGAAGCTTTGGCTTTTCTTTGAGTACTCAACTGGGCGGGAATGGAAAAAGTCGGTCATGTTGTTGCCGTGTAATTCCTCTTCGAACCACATTGTTTCAGCAATAAGTTCTTTGTCGATTTCAAATGGCTTTGCGAATCCAATCCCGTCCATGCTTGCATTGATCCGGTTTTTAATGAATTCCTTTACGATGTCTGCATTTAAACCGGGCTCCTTTATGCCGTTAATCATCCAATCGACGATCTTACTTTCTGCTTTGAATGCGTCCTGTGCTTCACCAACGATTCGCTCTTCGAGCTCGTCATCAAAGAGATCAGGAAGTTCTTGGCGAACTGTGTTGATGATTTTCATACCAACCATCGCGTGGATGTTCTCTTCCTGACGTGTGTATTTGACCTGCTGATCGGTATCCTTTAACACGTTTTTGTATCGAGCAAACCAATTGATAATGTAAAACTGACTGAACAAAGAAACGTTTTCAACGAGTAGAGTAAACAGAATAAGAGCATAAAGGTACTGCTTTTTGCTGTCCTTGTAAAAGCGGTGTGTGTACTTGCGAAGGTACTTAACGCGGCCTTGTATCCAGTCGAGCTTTAGGTTCTCTTCGAAGATGTCTTCCATGTCCAACACGGACAGAAGGCGTTCATACGCATTGTTATGAATCACTTCCGTGTTGGCCATAACATATCCAAGGTCCTGAAGGGAGGGATGCGGAAGGTTCTCACCAAGCTTGGCCCAAAAGCTTTTAACGGCTACTTCGATTTGTCCGATCGCAGAAAGCGTTCGAACTATGATTTGTCTTTCTTGTTCTGTTAACTCTGTTTTGAATTGATGTACGTCTGATTTAAAGCTAAATTCTTTATCTGTCCAAAACCCATTGTGCATTGACTCGATAAAGTCTTCTGTCCATGGATAGTGGTTTGGTTTCCTGCTGATCTGTTCTTCGAAAATTGTGGGCATAAGGGTACAAGTGGTTGGTGGATTTAAATGAGTAAGACCATTATATACAAAAAATCCCTCTTTGTAAACAATAAAAGAGGGAGTTAGAGCTATTCACAAATTATTTAGTAACTCGACGAATAGCTCTGAGCGCTCCGGTTGTGGAGCATTTTAGAACGACTGTTTTTTTCCGGTTACGGCTGGCATAGTCGTACACTGCCTTTTCTTCCTCATCTTGAAGATTGAGGTATCTACACCACCTTTCAAATTTATTGCGGCCGGTATCAAATTTTTTAAAAGTCTCTGCACAAACTGTGAACATCTTCCATGTTGCTCCAGCGTGTGGATAGTCAAGGCAATACTCTCCCTTGCCATCTTCGGGTTTTTTCAGTAAAGGTCTTGCCACAAAAGCCGCGGAACCTGTTGTCATTGCATCTTCTTCTAAGCTCATACTCTTATTCTGAAATAGGGGTTAGTTGTGTGTTGGATGCCATAACGCTGTATCCGGTTTCTATGTCTGTTAATTTATAAATCGGAAGACCGAAAACGTATCCTGCCGGAGAGGAGTTCTCTGTGGTGCATTTGATCTTTCTTCCCCAACCCGGAAGTGTGTCTCCGTTTTTAAGTAGTACGGTTTCTTCGCAAAACTCGTAGGTTCCGGGTTGTAGTTCCAAGGCCTCGTTTAGTAGGAAGGATCGTGACTCATTTATGGATTCGCCTGTGCCGGGATCAAGAGGATTGTATTCAAACAATTCGTAAAGTATTTCTCCAAGGACCTTTTCGGGAATCTCTGTGTGATCTTTAAGAAGGAGAAGTGCTGCCGCGTAACTACCGAGCTTGCTTCGTCCGAAGGGTAATTTATTAAGGAGTCTTTTGATATTAAATACCAATTTGTGAAACATGTTGTAGACTTTTTTATCCTCTGGGCCTGCCTTTCTTAAGACGTTACCCTCGTCATCGATAATGCCAGCTTTAAATGCGGCGGTGTCTTTCCACGCGGTGGTCAACAGTCTTAGAAATCTGAGTGTGTAGAATTTGTCGGCTAAGTTAAGCATGTAAATTAAAGCTGTTGAAGTTTATCGTTAACGATCTCGTCACTAGGTATATTTATGAAGTCTTCCTCTTTGATGTAGGAAAGAAATAGAATAAATGTTTTTAATGCTGGCCAAGACTTTTCGTTTATCTTAAAGAAACACATGTCTGTGGCAGCGTCAATACGAAAAACATTGTAGATTAGGATCAGGTGGTTTAGGATCAAACGCTCTTGCATCTCCTTGCCGTTTTCGTATTTTGTAAACAGCTTTTTTAAATACTTAAAACGATAGAGATCCTCATAGAATTCATCCACGTCTAGTACACGCGGGTTGGTATAATTCTGAGCTGCGTACAGATTAAAGTTAGAAGCGTTTAAGTGACTGTTGCTAATCATAACACTATTATATATGACCTTATAAAAGGGCACAACAATATTTTATTCGAATTATTTTAAGCCCTAATTTCTAGGGCTGTGTCACGCGAGGTGTGACGTGAACCTGACCTTCACTGATTCTAAGGACGGTTGTCTCGGGCGAGTTGTCGATGTAAATCTCAACGTCGTAAAGGTATCTGCCGGACTTTAAGCTCCCTGTTTGGTCGGGTCCTAAAGATATGGTAACTATACCTGTTGTTGGATCGGAATCAATTGCTGCCGTAAAGGTAGTTGCAAGAGAAGCGGTGTACGATCTTCGCACCTCCCCACGGGCTGAATAACCTGTCAAATCTGTTGGAGCTCCGTTATTGCCAACAACCTCAACCGTCGTAGAAAAGTTGCTGCCTTGATCAACAAAGATGTCTGTGTATTCCGCCATTTTGTGGGGTGGTGTTTAAGATTAAAATTATCGTTCTTCCGTTTCCTCACCCTTGTTCTTTTGGCTGCCGAAGTATTTTCCAACGGCTTGCATGATAAGGGTTTTAAGAGGTGTTCCTTCAGTGTCTGCTCCGATAAAGTCGTAAACGAAAACCGCAAGGTCATCGTCCTTTGTCTTCATCTCTTCAAGATCTTCGTCTTTGGTCATGCAGTGACTTGCAGAAATCATTTCGTCTTCCTGATCCATTTCCATGGACTCGTCGTGTCCGTAGCTGGCTTTCATGTAACCGTATGAATCTTTAAGATCCGCCATTTTCATAGCTTTGAGATCTTTCATCATACCAAGAAGGATGTCATCACGCTTACCCATCATCTCAGTTGCATCGTGAGAAGAGCAGTGCGAAGACTTGATGTAGCCGTATGAAGCTTGAAGATCTGCTTTACGCATCTTACGCATAGCTCCGTACATAGCTGTGAGGATTTCCTTTTTGCCCTTAAGGTCTTCAAGGTTTTTCATTTGAATGGTTTTTGCTTCTTCATTCAAAATGTCGTCGATGTCTTGGCCGATGAGCTCTTCAGCTTCTTCAACTGTGTCTGGGCCCATTTCTGGCGTCGCGATGTCGTATTTCTCGTCCACCTCTTTGTAGATTTCGTCGAGGGATACAAATGCGGATTTGATGTCGTTGACCATGTCTTCTTCGATTTCTTCCATCTCAGACAGAGTGTAGTAGATTTCGTCGGCCATGGTTACCATATCAGAAAGGTTTGCCATTGCGAGCGTAACCTTGTCAGCAGAAGCTGGTTTTTCGACCTCAACTTCGGAGTTGGGGGATTCTTCTGAACCAACCGCTTCAGTGATGGTTTCTTCCAGATCAGTGTCACTGCATTCGAATGATTCAGTTCCACCGAGGATGTCTCTCAGGTTTTTCATAGGTATTTGTTATTTATGTTAATTGGTTTTTAGTTCAGAAATGTCGGTGATAAACGCTTTAATAGTTTCGTCGTCTTTGCAAATTGATACGTGGTTTGTAAACCTCTCTGTGATTTCGTATTCTTGATCGTCCTTTTTGCTAATAACACGGTCACCAACGTTAAAGATCTCACCAGCGATGTATTTCTCACGGATGGAAGTTGTTTCAAGCTCAACGTGTTTACGAAAGGTGGTTGACTCTTTTAGTCCCATTCCTTTGCGGACTGCGTTAAGAAGATCAGCCACACCTCGGAAGTTTTTTGGCATACCTAAAGAAAAGGTCTTTAAATCGTTTTCTTCAGCAGCTGCACGCATTTTGCTTGCGCTCATTGACTCAACCGCATCGTCAGAATCGGGATCACGTGCACCAGCACTTTTTATTTCGATACCGTGTTTAAAGTCGTAGAAGCCGTGACGCCCTTTGACTCCGTTGTATTTTCCAAGGGTCTTTTTAAATTCGTTAACGCGGTCACTTCCAACAACAACCATTAATTTGTTGTATCCATCATCGTGCGCCTTACTAGCAGCGTTAAAGATGTTCTTAATAGATGTATCAAGAATGAAGCTGCGTCCGTGATCCGGAAACATCTTACGAAGGAACTTAATCTTATCCTTGTAAGAAAGAGGGTTTTTCTTAGGATCTGCGGATTGCGACGCGTAAATCCTGTAATCGTTTCCTTTGGCGATTGAGGCTACCTTTTTAAAAAGTTTGCCGTGACCCACTGTTGGCGGATTAAACCGCCCGAAGGTAATAACGATTGGCTTTTCGTTTTCTTCGTTAAACTGTTTGAATGATTTCATTGTTCCCATTTTAATATCTATAAACTCTTTTAAGTGGTCGATGCGGTTGTCTCTTCACCGCCTCCAGCTTTGGCCTTAGCTTTCGCTGAGCGGGCAGCTTTGTCCTTTTTAATAAGTTTGGGTAGGAGCTTTCTTGAAAGTGTTTTAATAGCCTTTCCTTTTCCCTTCATTCGCTTTTCGATCGCAAGTCTCGCTGCGTAGCTCATGTCGTTTTTGGATTTACCGCCTGCAAGCTTTTTAAATACTAGGTTGCGAGCTGCTCGTTCTGCACGCTTCACGTAAACCTTGCGGGTTGGCTTTCTGCGGGCAGCGCGTCTTCTACCAAGTGCGATCTTGGCCTTTGCCTTTCGCATTGAATTGCGTCGCTTCATTCGCTGAGCAACGGTGAGAGCCTCACTAAGATCCGTTTCTTCCTGTGTGAATCCCTTAAGGATGGTGCTGTCTTTATTTTTTTCGAACCATTCAGCGTCGTGGACAAGAGGGTTGTTAAACTTCTTTGCGAGCTCAACAGCAGCACCAAAGTTAGGAACGCGATGTTCCTTTTTTTTCTCTGTGTCAAAAACTACCCATTCGCCAGGCTTTTCTTCTTTGTAGTCGTGATCGTGCCTTTGCATGTCTCTTTATTTATATGATTTCTTTTCTTAAGTCCGGGGTTTCTTTTGACAAATAAAGGTTCTTTTCAGCTTAATGCTTCGATATTCTTTGCCTCGCTTGGCCGCTGTCGTGAGATTAGCATACATAGTTCCCATCCCGTTCTCAACACAGTATTCCTTTAAATTAGGTCCTTCAAAAATGGTTTCATCGTCTTCTATCAGTACCCAATCATGAGCATTACATGTGTAATCCACTCCTCGAACTTTGGGCTTCACAATTGGCTTTGGCTTTCTTCCGCGGTTCCATCCCTCCGGCGGGTCCTCGACCGCAGTGGGAATCATTCGATGCTCAAGGGTTACAGGATCATGCCACCACTCATTCTTGTGTGCATTGTAAGCTGCTTTTCTTTTGGCTTTGGCGGCATCAGAGTGTGTGTTCTCGGTGTAGGGAGAAACACCCCTTTCTTTTAGAGTCTGGCTAATTTTAGCTGCAGCTTCTTTGGTAACAGAAGGAGGTTGACCACCACCGGGAGCCATGTTCCATCCAATGCCTTCTTCAGGACGAAGGGATCGTTCTCGGTTTAAGCACGTCTGCAGATCTGAAAAGCTTTCTACCACCTCATACTCGATGTCAGAATACCGATTAATAGCGTTGATCAGGTGAGTTCCTGATCTTGATTTTTTTCTTGTGTGATCTCTGAATCTCTGTTCTGGATTCTCGGTAATCCCCACATATCCTTCCGTTTGCATATCAGTATGGGCCTTGCGGTGGATCCAGTAAAGATAGTATGTTTGGGTCATACTACTATCTATGCGACTAATAACTTTGTTTGCAAAGTTTTTTTCACTTTTTTTCCACAAAACAACGCCTCGATGAAAGATTAGGAAAGCACGATCCTTATTAGTCTGACCAACCCTTAATTACGTCGGGAGAGAAATTGTTGGTGGAGAATTCAAGGCGGTCAACAAGCTTAACTGCGCCTCCGCTTGTGCGGTCAATAGCAACAAAGCCTTCTTGTCCTGTTACCTTAAATCCGTTTCGTGTGCGGATAAAGGTGTTGATCTCTTTAATGGAGTCAAGCTTTTTAATAAGAATTAATTTAGCGGCAACGATTGCTTTCTGAAGATCGTAGATCAACGCGAGGTTGTTCTTGTTTTCCTTAGAGAAGAACTTCATGAATTCTTCTTCCTTTTTATTAACACCTTCTTTACCTTTGTCGCTCTTACGCTTGTCTCGTTCTTTTTCAAATCGTTCTGCGGACCACTTAAGAAGTCCAGCAACGTGCTTTTTAGAATCAGCGGGAAGCTCCTCGGAACGTCGAACAAATGTGTTGTTGTATGTCTCGAGTGTTTGAGCAAGTTGTGGATCGGCTTCGATCGCTTTAAGGGTTGAACCCGCAATCTTTTGAAAAATCTTACCTGCTTTTGAAAGTGCTTCTGTAACCTCTTTAGTTTCAGCTGCGTCCA